GGCACTCCGCCGGCGGTATGCCCAAGACCCACCGTCTCGCCCGGCCGCAATGCGACCCCGTGGAACGCGAGTTCGCCGGCGTCGGCGAGTGCCGCCGCCGCATGATCGTCGGGTCCCGGACCGGTGCCGCCGACGACCAGCGCGATGTCGGCGCCCGCCATTTCCAGCGCGCTTCGGATGCCCTGCCGGCTTCGTTCCACCGCAAGGGTTTCGATGACAACACCGCCGTCGCGGCAAACCAGCGTCTCACACATCGGACCGTTGCTGTCGGTCGCCTCGCCTCGGGGCGCGACGAGGATCCGCAGGACCGGACGGCGCGTCACCCTGAGGCCGGTCAGGCCGGCGCCGGCCAGGACGCCGAGATGCGCCGGCGACAGCAGCGTCCCAGCCGACGCCAGCAGCGCACCCGGAGCGGCCGCCGAACCCCGCATCTCGACATTTTCGCCCGGCGCCAGCGGTTCGATACACTCGACGAAGTCCGCTGGGAGCGGTTGCGCAAGCGCCAACGGGATTACCGCGTCGCAGCCGGGCGGGATCGCGTCGCCGGCTGATATCGCGCGGACGGGCAACACGAGCGGGTTGTAGGAACTGGCGCCGATCGTCGCGTCGGCGGCGACGGCGAAGCCGTCGACTGCTGCCCGATCGGAACGGGGGATCGGCCTGGCGGCGTGCACCTCTTCCGCCGCGACGCGCGAGCCCGCCGCTGACAGCACGGCCCACTCGGCCGGCCCCCGAGAAAAGGCGCGGTCGATCAAAGAGGTCGCATCGGCAAGCGAGAGGCGGCGCGCGGCGAGGGTCATCTGAGGTTCCCCGGGGAATGAGTCAGCGGCGCCGTGCAATCCGCCGACGGCGCCCGGCTAGCCCTCCTGGTCGACACCGACGATGAGGTGGCATTCCTCGACCTCGCCCTTGGGGACGCTCAGTTCGCCCGGCGGGTTCAGCTGGCGCAGCACGAGGGCAAGCGCCTCCCAGCGCACGAACTGCTTGATCAGGACGGCCTGATCCGTCTTGTAGACGACGACGTCGCGGCCGCGGGTCGGCGGCTTGAACGGGTTGACGTGCAACAGCCAGCCCTGTTCGTACCGCGGCTCCATGCTGTCGCCGATCATGTAGATCGCGTAGGCGCCGCGCACGCCGTTCAGGTTGGCGGGGCGGGCGGTATAGCCGATCGGCCCGTCGGCGAGGAACATCTCCTGCTCGCCGCCGCCGCGGCCGGCGCTGCGGATCGGGATCGGCTCGCCGCGCAGCGCCGGCGCCGGCAGCGCCCCGAGCAAGCCGCGCGGCGGCCGGCCGCGCCGCGGCGGCCCGGCTTGCGGCGCCGCAGCCTCGGCGCCGGCGCGGCGCAACACCTCGTCCTGAGCGACGCCGAGGAACTGGGCGACCTGCACGGCCTCCAGCAATTTCATCTGGCGCTCGCCCTTCAGCATGCGCGAGACGGCCGACGGCGCGAGCCGAAGATGGCGCGCGAGGTCGGCCTGGCTGACGCCGGCACGGTCGAGCGCCTGTTGAAGCCACACCGCATCCATCTGCAAATGTTCCTATTGCGTTCTTGACATTCATGCGGAAATGCTATAGGTTTAATGCCCTTTACGCAAGGGGGACAAGCATGCGCTACGGCCCGGGGCGCGCGGCGGCTTCCGCCGGCTGCGCCTTCATCCTCGACACCGCCGGCGCGGCGCCGGCAGTGTCGCAGCCGCGGTTTTGCAACGCGCCCTGCCGGCCCGGATCCGCCTACTGCTCGGCGCATGACAGGCTCTGCCACCTGGCCGCCGGCAGCGACGGCGAACGACGCCGATTGCGCGAAATCGAGGCGCTGGCGCGCGCCGTCGGGGGCCGCCAGGGCCGCCCGGCCCGCGAGCCGCCGCCCGCCTTGTTGCGCCGGCTGGAACGGCTGGAGCCGGGTTTTTCGTGCCTCGATCGTTCACGTATTGTTCGTGGGGAAGAGTGATGCCGGGCAAACGCGGCAGCCGCGACGCGACGGCGGCGGAAGCTCCGGTGGCCGCCGCTGCTGTGGCGCCTGGTGCCGAGCCGACGCCGGAGCGCCGCCGTCACGGGCCGGTCGAGCGGGCCGCCCACGCGATCGCCGATGCGGCCGGGCATCCGGCGCGGCCCTACCGGGCGCTCGATACCTTGCAGGTGATGGAGCGGCGCGGCTCGATCACCGCCGGCATGCGGCAGGCGGGCGAGGATTTCCGCGCCCGCTTCACGCTTGCCCAGCTCGATCCGCTGCGCGCGATCGATCTGCGCCGGCTGCGCCTTGACGGCGAGGCGGGCCGCGACCGCGACGCGCCGGGGCTGCGCATCGAGGCGGCGCGGCGCGCCGTGTGGCTGGCGATCCAGGCCGTCGGCGGCATCGCCTCGCCGGCGGGCTCGTGCCTGTGGCATGTGATCGGCTGGCAGCGCAGCCTGAAGGATTGGGCGATGGGCCAAGGCTGGGCCGGCCGGCGGGTCAGCCAGGAAACCGCTTCCGGCATCCTTGTCGCGGCGCTCGGGGCGCTCGAAGCGCATTTCGCGACAGCAACTGGGCAATCGCAATATCATTTTGGTATTGACAAATCCGGATCGATCTGATATAAGATGCGCACACTGGACAAATCGGGCGAGGCCATCGCGATGCCGCCAGCACACGGGCGCGGCGTTGCCGCGCCGGTTGCCGAGGATGTCGAGACGCGCGCGGCGCGCCTTGGCGTCACCGCCGAGCGGGTGCTGCAGGAATACGCCCGTATCGCGTTCTCCAATATCAATCACGTCGTCGAATGGGACGCGAGCGGCATCGCGGTGAAGCCGTCGAAGGAGCTTTCCGAGGATGTGCGCCCCGCCATCGCCGAGATCGTCGCATCGGCCAAAACCGGCGCGATCTACCGCATCAAGCTGCACGACAAGAAACCGGTGCTCGATGCGCTCGCCCGCCATCTCGGCCTGTTGCCACCGCTGAGACAAGCCCCGGATGAAGACGACGAACGGCTGGACGACGCTGACGATCCTCGCGAATTCCTCATGCGCGAACTCGATCGCCTGGACCGCGAAGAGGCTGCGCGGGCGGATCCCGGCACTGACGCGGGAGGGCCTGCAGCGGATCGTTCGGAGCTATAAGCGGCAGCGCTTCTGGCGACCCCGCCCGGCGCAACGGCCGCCGGACGGCGACTGGCGGGTGTGGCTGCTGCTCGCCGGCCGCGGTTTCGGCAAGACCCGCGCCGGCGCCGAATTCGTTCGCCGCGAGATCGCCGCGGGCCGGGCGCGTCGCGTCGCGCTCGTCGGTCCGACCGCGCTCGACGTGCGCAACGTCATGATCGAGGGCGACAGCGGCCTGCTCAACATCGGGCCGCACCGCCGCAGGCCGCGCTACGAGCCGTCAAAGCACCGGCTGACCTGGAAGAACGGCGCGGTCGCCGAGACCTTCTCGGCCGACGAGCCGGACCGGCTGCGCGGGCCGCAGCACGACCTCGCGTGGTGCGACGAGCTGGCCGCCTGGCGCTACCCGGCCGCCTGGGACATGCTGATGTTCGGGCTGCGTCTCGGGCGCGACCCGCGCGTTGTCGTGACGACGACGCCGCGGCCGATCCGCCTGATCCGCGACCTGTTGGCCGACCGCCACGTCGCCGTCACGCGCGGCCGCACGATCGAGAACCGCGCCAACCTGGCGCCGGCGTTCCTCGACGCGATCGTCGCGAAATACGCGGGAACGCGGCTCGGCCGCCAGGAGCTCGACGCCGAGATCCTTGACGACCTGCCGGGCGCCCTGTGGACGCACGCGCTGATCGAGGCCGGCCGCATTGCCGCCGCGCCCGCCGACCTCGCGCGCATCGTCGTCGCGATCGATCCGGCCGTCTCGACCGGTGCGGCGTCGGACGAGACCGGCATCATCGTCGCCGGTCGCGATGCGGCGGGCCGCGGTTATGTGCTGGCCGACACCTCCGGCCGCCTCGCACCCGCCGAATGGGCACAGGCCGCCGCCGTCGCCTACCGGGCCCACCGCGCCGACCGCGTCGTCGCCGAAATCAACAACGGCGGCGACCTGGTCGAGGCGACGTTGCGCGTCACCGACCCCGCCGTCGCGTTCCGCGCCGTGCGCGCGTCGCGCGGCAAGGCGGCGCGCGCCGAGCCGGTCGCGGCGCTCTACGAGCAGGGCCGCGTCCACCATGTCGGCGCATTCCCGGCGCTCGAAGACCAGATGTGCGCGTTCGCGCCCGATTTCGACCGCGCCGCCCAGGGCTGGTCCCCCGACCGCGTCGACGCGCTGGTCTGGGCATTGACCGAGCTCTTCGTCGACCCGCCGCCCGGCGGGGGGATTATCGAGATTTATCGGCACGCCGCCACGGAGAGCAAAGCGCCATGACCCTGCTCGTCAAAGACGCCAATACGACGGTGCAGTCGCTGTCGACCGTCGCCGACGCCAACAACAACCTCGTGCCGGTGCACGCCCCCGCCGCAACGAGCGCCGGCGTCGCAGCGCCGGTCGGCCCGCAGAACCCGCTGCCGGTCATCAATGCGGCCGGCGCCGCGGCGGCGGACGGCAGCGGCACGGTTGCAACGGGCGGTGCGGCGCAGACCTTGTTCGGCGGCATCGCGCCGGTGAACGGGTTTTTGGTGCAGAACAATTCCTCGGCGGCACTGTGGATCAGCGATGTCGGCACGGCGTCAGCCGGCGGCGCCGCGATCCAGCTTGCCGCCGGCGGCGGCCTCTTCGTGACGCCGTCGGGCTACAAGCCCGCTGGCGCCGTCAGCCTCTGGGGCGGCACCACCGGACAGGCCTTCACCGCCCGCCGCTGGTAGCCTCGCCTTAGAGCCTGCATCCCCGGCGAAAGCCGGCGCCCATGCGTCAGCCACTCGACCGGCGGACAGATGAGTTTTCGGCTTTCGCCGGGACTGCGTCTTCCGGAACGACCGAGCGCCTTGCAAGTCATAATCGGCCGCCAGTGCGATCAGGAGACGAGGATGAAGCGGATTCGCGCGCTCGCCGTTATCTCTGCCATCCTGGTTGCCGGTGCCCGGCTCGCGGCTGCCGCGCAGGCGCAATCGCCGGGGAATTTTTCGACATTGGCGGCGAGCGGCACAGCGACGCTCAATGGCGACGTGCTGATGTGCTCCGGCCATCCGTGGATCGACGTGCGGTGCCCGAGCATGGCCGGCGGTGCCCAGGGCAACGACAGCAACGACGACACCGCTGCGATCCAGGCAACGTTCACGGCGGCGGCGGCCAACGGCTGGCCGGTACATATCCCGGCCGGCACCTACAAGGTGACGAGCGCACTCGCGATCGATTACGCCGGACAGGCCGCCGCCGGGTTTCGTCTCATTTCCGACGGCGCGGTCATCGACGGCCGCACGATTTCGTCGGGACCGGTGTTGCAGGTGCGCTGTTCCGGCGGCACCGTTTCGTCACCCCTCTCATGCTTCTATTTCCACGAGCAGGGCACGCTCAGCATCTGGGGCGATTCCGGGGCACAGAACCTGGCGACGTTGACCGCCGCCCAAAATGCCGGCGCCACCGTGCTGCCGGTCTCGACCGTAACGCCGTTCTTCGCCGGCGAGACCGTGCTGGTCGCGCTCGGCAGCGGTGCCACATTCGCCTCCCCGATCGCCGCGGTTGGCGCCAGTTCGATCACATTGCAGAACGGTTTGCCGGCCGCCGCCGCCGCCGATGCGCAAGTGTCGATTCCGTCCTATCCGTTTGTGTTCGGCACTAATAATTTCGCCGATGCGCACAATGCGGCGAAAATCGACCACCTGCTCGTCAACAACGCCTCGACCGGAGCCGGCGCCGGCGGCTGCCAGTTCAATTACGTGCTCGACAGCGACATCTTTGCGGTCTGCGTCAGCGCCGGCGGCGCCGCCGGCCTGGCGCTGGAACAGGTGCAGTTCTCGCGCATCGCCGGGGCCGGCACGGCCGAGGGCACGGGCGGCGCCGGTCTGACGCTGGAAAACGGCTACAACATCTCGAATTTTTTCGCCGCGCTCGATCTCGAAGTGTCGCCGACCTGCCTTGCGATCACCGATCGGCATGACGGCATGAACACCTGGATCAGCCCGTATTTCAACTGCAACACCGCGGTCAGCGCCGTCGCCTCGACGCACAACGTGCTGATCAACCCGACCTATGGCGGCGACGTCACAAACCGCGGGCCGCAATCGCAGGGCGTGCAAATCATCGGCACGGGAAATCGCGTGCCGTGGCAGTACCCGGCGGCGGCTACCTACACCGCCGCCGGCATCGACAGCGGCACCGTCATCTCCAGCGCCGAAGCGACCGGCACGTCGCTCTCCGTCACCCTGCCCAACCCGGACAGCGTCGATGACGGCTGGTGGATGGGGTTCGCAACCGACGACAACAAGGGATTGACGCTCTCCGCGCCCGCCGGCGTGTCGATCCTCGCCGGCAACCGTTTCGTGTCGTCGCTGACGCTCGGTCCCGGCAATTACGAATATGCACAACTGCAGTCGGACGGGCAGAATTTCCGGGTGACGCAGGCGACGCGCAACACTCGGCTCTACGGCGATTTCGAGGCGGCGGCGTTTCCCGGCAACGCCTGGCTCTATCCGTCATCGACCGGCTATGCCGCGACCGTCGGCGACAACGGCAACGTCATTTCGAGCTTCAACGCGTCCGGCGGCCTCACGCTCACCTTGCCGAGCACGACCGGGCTGTCTGCCGGCTGGGCGATCGGCTTGACGGCCGAAAACGGCAACGCCGCGACCGTCACCGTCAACGCCGCGTCCGGCGGCGACATCCTCTATCCGAGGACGCTCGCCGCCGGCCAGACCTCGGTGACACTGGCCGGACACAATTACGAATTCCTGGCGCTCGAATACGACGGCAACGGCAATTTCCGCGTCGTCGCCGCGACGCCGTCAACCGCACAGCAGATCGGCATGGCGGGTCCCGGCGGCATCGCCAACTGGCTGTTCCCGGCGACTGCCGCCTACACCGCGACAAAGGCCGACAACGGCAACGCGATCTCGGCGTTCAATTCGCCGCAGAGCTATTTCACGCTGACGCTGCCGGCAACGGCGACGCTCGCGGCCGGCTGGACGATCGCCATCTCCAGCGACAACGGCAAGGCGACAGCGGTGCAGGTCAACGGCTCGGCCGGCGAGAAGATCCTCGTTCCCGGCACAAAGGGGGCGCAGACCTCGCTGTCATTGTCGAGCGACAGCAGCGGCTATGAACTGGTCGTGCTGCAATTCGACGGCGCGAACTTCCGTGTCGTGTCGGCGACGCCGCTGACCGCGAACATGAACGGCATGGCGACGCTGGTCGGCACGCCCGCCGACAACGCCACCTGTCAGACCGGCGCGATCGAAACCGACGGCGCCTATCTTTATGTCTGCGCCGCGCCCAACACCTGGAAGCGCGCCGCATTGTCATCGTACTGATGCCCATTCCTAGGTCCCGGCACAGGCCGGGACCCAAGGCGCAACGGGCGAATCGTTCAACGATGGATCCCGGCCTTCGCCGGGAACCAAGCAATTTGCTGCAGCAGAAGCAAGGAACCAGAAATGCCACCATCGGGCGGCGTGCGCACCCCGCTTGTTTCGTACACCTGGGGACAGGAGGGTCTGGAAGCGCAGTTCCGGAATGTCTTTCAGCCCGGCCAGGGCATCTTTTCGCCGGGCTATCCGCTGGCGCCGCCCGAACCCGAACGCACCCGGATCTGGGACTTTCCGGTCGGCGTCAACACGATCTACACGCCGCGTTCGTACGAGCCGATTTCGTTCGCCGAGTTGCGCGCGCTGGCCGACGCGCACGACCTGACGCGGCTCGCGATCGAAACCAGGAAGGACCAGCTCGAAAGCCTCGAATGGGCGATCCGGCCGGCCGCCCCGAAAGGCGCCGCCGGCGATTGGCGGCAGCGCGCCGCGCAGGTCGCGCAATTCTGGCGCCGGCCCGACAGCGAGCGGCCGTTCGCAACCTGGCTGCGCGACCTCGTCGAAGACCTGCTCGTCATCGATGCGCCGGCGCTGGAAATCCGCCGCAACCGCGGCGGCGACATCAGCGGTCTCGACGTCGTCGACGGCGCGACGTTCAAACTGCTGTTCGACGACACCGGTCGCCGGCCGCGGCCGCCGGCCCCGGCCTTCGAACAAATCATTCACGGCCGCCCGTGGAAGCTGCTGACCAGCGACGACGTGATCTACGTGCCGCGCAACCCGCGGCCATGGAAGGCCTACGGCTTCTCGCCGGTCGAGCAGATCGTCATGACGGTGAATATCGGGCTGCGCCGGCAGGTAATGCAGTTGCAGCACTTTACCGACGGCAACGTGCCGCCGGGCCTGCTCAACGCCCCGGACGGCTGGAGCGCCGAGCAGATCCGGCAATTCCAGGACTGGTTCGACAGCGTGCTCGCCGGCAATACCGGCGGCCGCACCCGGCTCCTTTGGGGCCCCGGCGGCACGAAGTACCAGCCGTTCAAGGAAGCGCCCTACAAGGACCAGTTCGACGAATGGCTGGCGCGCATCGTCTGCTACGCGTTTTCGCTGCCGCCGACCGCCTTTGTCCAGCAGATGAACCGCGCCACCGCCGACGCCGCGCAGGACGCCGCGCTAGCCGAGGGACTGGCGCCATTGAAGGGCTGGGTGAAGCGCCTCGCCGACCACGTGATCCAGGACCGCCTGGGGCACGCCGACCTCGAATTTGCCTGGCTCGAGGAGCGCGCCGCCGACCCCGCCGAACAGGCCAAGACGCTCGACCTCTATGTGCGCGACGACATCTACACGGTCAACGAGGCGCGCGACATCCTGGGCCTCGATCCGCTCCCCGGCGGCGACCTGCCGCTCATTTACGTCACCGCCGGCCCCGTCCCGCTCGCTTCCATCGCGACGACGAATGGTGCCTCTCCCGCACGGCGGGAAAGGGTGGCTCCGAACGCAGCCCGGCGCCGAGTGGAAGCATTCTTTGCGCCCGCGTCACTACGAAAATACGATTCCAACGAGCCGCGCATCCCCGCCGGCGACCCCGATGGTGCCGGTAGACCAAGCCGATGATCGGCATCTCGCCCGGCATGCGGCGCGACACGTTATGACACCTGGTGTCAGACAAGCGGAAAGGGTTTCAACATGCGATTTTACTGGCCGATCGCCAAGGTCGATGCCGCCGAGCGCATGGTGTGGGGCTATGCCTCGACCGAAGCGGCGGACGACCAGGGCGAAACCGTCACCCGCACGGCGCTGGCCGCCGCGCTCGACGATTACATGCGGTTCGCCAACATCCGCGAGATGCACCGGAACTCGGCGGTCGGCGTCGCGACCGCGGCCGAAATCGACGCCAAGGGCCTTTACCTCGCGGCCCGCATCGTCGATGACGACGCCTGGCAGAAGGTGAGAGAGGGCGTCTACAAAGGCTTCTCGATCGGCGGCCGCGTCACCGCCCGCGCCGCCGCCGACCGCAATACGATCACCGGCCTGCAGTTGACGGAAATCAGCATCGTCGATCGCCCGGCCAACCCGGAGGCGGTGTTCGACTGCTGGAAGCGCGCCGCCCCCGTGCTGCACGACGCCGAGCCCGACCCGCACGCGACGCTCGATTATGCCGATCCCGGCTACCAGCCCGACAGCAAGCAACGCTATCCGCTCGACACGCAGCGCCACATCCGCGCCGCCTGGGCCTACATCCACCAGGCGCACAACGCGGCGGCCTACACGCCGGCGCAGCTGGCGAGCATCAAGGCGCGCATCATCGCCGCCTGGCAGGCGCGGATCGATCCACAGGGGCCGCCGTCCGCGGCCTCGCATGCGCCCGCTGCCGCGCCGGCGAATGTCCGCAAGGGCCTGCCGCCGCTACTGCGCCTGCGCCTGCTGATCGCCGAATTGTGCGACATTGCCGATGCGCTCGAAGATGACGACGTGGACGACGAGGAAACGGCATTGCCCGATCTGGCGATGGCGGCGTTCGGCGCGCTGCGCAGATCGCGCTCGGCGCCGCATGATCTGGCGCCGCTTACCGATCACCTGGCGAAATTCGCCGGCGACGTGCTGCCGCGGCTCGACGCGTTGCAGCAGCGCGTCGAGCAGATCGCCCAGACGCCCTTCTCGCCGCAGGCCGCCGCCCGCAGCTTCGGCGGCCTCGCGAAGCGCGAGGACGGCTGGGGCGCCGGGCCGGGGGACGCCGACATCGTCGCCGCGCTGGCCCGCATGAGCGAGGAGGAACGCACACTCGCCCTGATCAAGGCCGCCCACGCCGCTCCGCTCGCCGCCGGCGCTTGGCCGAGGCGCTGACCGTCATCAGTCCCCCTCGAACCTGCCCGCCACCCGGCGGGTTTTTTGTTGCCCGAGACGGAACGACCCAGGACCCCCAGGAAGGACCCACATGAACCCGACCCAGGACACGCTGGATCTGGTGAAGGGTGCGCTCGCGCTGCCCGACGACCAGATCTCGAAGACGATCTCGACCGCGACCGGCCTAGTCGCTTACGACCTGCAGGCGCCGGCGAAAAACCTCTACCCGTTTGTGACGCCGATCCGCAATGCGCTGCCGCGCGTCGGCGGCGGCACCGGCGTCGCGACCAACTGGCGCCAGGTAACGGCGTTGATCGGTTCCGGCTTCGACGCGATGGGCTGGGTTCCGGAAGGCCAGCGTTCCGGCCAGATGGCGTACGCGACGGCGTCCAAATCCGCCTCTTATGTGACGATCGGCGAGGAAGACGCCGTCACCTACGAAGCGATCAGCGCCGCCCGCTATTTCGAGGATGTGCAGGCGCGCATGACCTTCCGCCTGCTGCAGAAGATGATGCTGAAGGAGGAGATGGCGATCCTCGCCGGCAACGCATCACTGCAACTGGGAACGCCGGCGACGCCGGCCTTGTCCGCCTCCGGCAGCGGCGCGACGTTGCCCGCCGCCACCTATTCCGTCATCGTCGCCGCGCTGACGCTCGAAGGCTACCAGAATTCGAGCATTGCCGCCGGCCTCGCCACGACGAAGACGATCACCGGCGCCGACGGCAAGACCTTTGTGTTGAACGGCGGCTCGTCCAACCGGAGCAACAACGCGACGCAGGCCGTCACCTCGGGCCAGGCGCTTTTCGCCAGCGTCACGGCGATCCAGGGCGCGGTCGCCTACGCCTGGTATGTCGGCGCCGTCGGCAGCGAAAGCCTGCAGGCGATCACGACGATCAACAGCGCCGCCTTTTCGGCGCCGCTCGCCGCGGGGCAGCAGGCCGCGACCGCGATCACCGCCGACAATTCGGCCAATCCGAACTACGCCTATAATGGTCTGTTGACGACCGCGCTCAGCGCCGGCTCCAACGCCTACGTCAACATCCTCGGCACCGGCACCGCCGGCACCGGCACGTTCCTGACCGCCTCGGGGCGCGGCTCGGTCAACGAGATCGACACGATGTTCCAGACGATGTGGAGCAACTACCAGCTGTCGCCGACCGTGCTCTACGTCAATGTGCAGGAATTGCGCAACATCACCAGCAAGGTGCTGTCGAACGCGTCGGGGCCGCTGCTGCGCTACAATGTCGGCGAGGATGCCAATCCGTATGATCTCGCCGCGGCCGGTGCGCTGTCATACTATTTCAATCCGTTCGCGTTGAACGGCGGGCTGCGCATCCCGATCCGCATCCATCCGCTGGGCCGAAAACCTGCCGATCCAGTACCAGTCGAACGAGGTGCCGAACGTCGCCGAAGTGAAGACGCGGCAGGATTACTACCAGATTGACTGGCCGGTGGTCACGCGGCAGCGCCAGGTCGGCGTCTATGCCGAAGAGGTGTTGGCGGTCTACGCGCCGTTCGCGATGGGCGTCATCACCAATATCGGCAACGGCTGATCATTGCCGCGCCGGCAAACCGGCACCCGCGGGCTTGACCCGCGGGTCTCGCTGGCGCGGTCATGACGCATAAGATCGGAGGCGGGTGAATGGCGTTTGGCGACCTGACAAATTTGGTCGATGTGAAAGCGTGGCTGCAGACCGGGCAGAACGCGTTTCCCGATACCGACGACGTGCTCTTGACGCGGCTTGTCACCGCCGCCAGCCGCTTCGTCCTGACCTGGCTCGGGCGGCAGATCGCGCCGTCGGATTACCGGGAAGTGCGCGACGGCAGCGGCGGCCAGCGCCTCGCCTTTGCCAATGTCCCCGTCACGGCGGTGCTGTCGCTGTCGATCGACGGCCTCGATATCCCGCCGGCCCCGGACGACGGCGGCTTTACCGCCGGCTATGTCTTCACGCCGACCGAACTGGCGCTGCGCGGCTATGTTTTCACCCGGCGGCCGCAGAACGTCATCGTCACCTATACAGCCGGCTACACGATGACGCCGCCCGATGTCGCGCAGGCCTGCATCGAGCTGGTCTGCCAGCGCTACCGCGAGCGCGTCCACATCGGTGAAGTCGGGCGTGCGCTCGGCGGCAACGAAACCGTCACCTATTCGCAGGCCGATATGAGCGCCGACGTGAAGCTGCTTCTCGCGCAGTACCGCCAGGTGGCGCCGGTTGCCGGCTTTGTCCATCAACTGGCGCCGAGCGCGACCGACACGGCGACCTTGGCTGCCGCGCTATGATCCGCCGCGAGGAAATCTACCAGGCGCTGTTCACGCTGGCCGCCGGCGCTGGCGGCTTTGCGACGGCCGAGCGGCGCTGGCGGCATTGGAGCGAGGTGACGCCGGCCGAGCAGCCGGCGCTCTTTATGCGCCAGCGGAGCGAGCTTGCCGACGTCAAAGTATTGGGCGCGCCGATCGTCTGGCAGCTCGCGGTCGAATTGTGCATCTATGCCCATTCGAGCGATCCCTACCGCTCCCCGGCGTCGATATTGAACCCGCTCGTCGATGCGGTCGAGGCGGCGCTGGCGCCCCCGGCGGCGACCGGCCTGCAGACATTGAGCTTGCCGGCCTTTGTGCAGCACGCCTGCATTGCCGGCAAGATCGCCACCGACGAGGGCGCCTTGCGCGATCAGGCGATCGCGATCGTGCCGGTGCAGATCCTCTGCGTCTAGTCGCGGTAGACGCCGTCGCGCCACCCGCCGGAATGCCGGACACGTCCGGCGATGACGACAAAAATCGCCACAGGAGTTAGATGACATGCAGCTTGCATTCGGCGCCGGTGCGTTGTGGGGCAACCGCACCGACCAGACCGGGTCCGGCATCGGCCCCGACCAGTTCGGCATCCTGCAGGATGTCGAGATCGACTGGGACTGGCAGACGAAGGAACTGTACGGCCAGTTCCAGTTTCCGATCGACATCGCGCGCGGGCAGGGCAAGATCACCGGCAAGGCCAAGTTCGCCCGCATCTTCGGCGCGATCTACGGCGACTTGTTCTTCGGCCAGACGCCGGCGGCGGGCCAGCTGACGGTGTCGGAAAGCGAGGCGCAGAACGTGCCCGCCACCAGCCCCTATACGGT